GGAAAAAAGAATGAGCCATCCTTTAAGTCAGGTTCTAACCGCTGTATCCTATCTTTCTTAGATTGAGAACCCCCACCACCGACCCAGTTCAATTCATATATGGGAAATGAACTTCCTTCTATTCTCATCATCTCTTTAAAATGTTCTATATCTGCTTGGGCACCGTATCTTTCATAACCCACCTTAACTTCCCTTATTCCTGGAGCTCTTTTCCATTTAGTCCTAAGCTTCTTAAGATGCTCCCACCTTTCAGATAGAGATAATCTATGGCATAACCCATCAAGTAAAAATTTATTATAATTTGCATCTACCCCCACTACGGCCATAGCTGTTCTATTGGATGTTTTTTTCTTAGAATGGGCTGGATCGCACATTAGGTACACATTCATAGTATATGGTCTTACTTCCCACTCCTGCCACCATTCTTCTTTAAATGCTATATCAGAACCAGCTATAGGATTCAACAATTGCTGACATGCAACTGTAAATGAAGAGGTTGTTTTTTTTATTTCTTCCCATCTTTCACTAGTAAGAAAAACAGGCTCTCCATCCATTGTACCGCTATAGGTAGCTGCGTGTATTCTTGGCTTTACCGCAGCTCTTTGAAGAATAGTACCATATGTATCACCGTAAGAATATCTAGTCCCAGCATATTGATATCTTGGGGAATGCGTAGATCCAAGATTCAATGACAACTCCCACTGAGTTGTAGTCTTGCTAATCTGTTCTGGAGTTGACACAGACTCCTGAACCACCACATCATCATAGATAATTAAATCAAAGTGGCGTCCAGTAGGCTGTCCATCAACAAGACCGTGAGCTTCTATAGTTTGCTCCTTTGGGTTTGCTGAACGCCTAACACAAATTCCCTCATTCTCTGCCCACTTAGGTGCCTGAAGTCTAGGCTTTTCCCACAATATATCTTTATAAAGATTCTTAAGTTTTTCATTAGAATCAAACTCCTGCATTATCTGGCGAAGAAATGGTTTCGCCTGCCTTGCGGAGAATGATAATATACCTATAGTAATATTAGGATTGCATAAAACTTCTTGTACAGTTCCAAGAAAAGTTATTATAGAACTTTTATAGTGAAACCTAGCCCAAAGATCTAACCTACTATCTCTTTGTTCCTCTACTTCTCTGCATCTTTCGTAGATCCACGGGTGCAACATATCGTGGCGATTACACAAAAACACACCAAGATAATACCTATCCAACTGGCCAAGAGTCCTAATGAAAGAGTCATCAATATTAGGATCCCTATGACAGTCAGCGTATGCTTTAACAACAGAATCAAATTCTGCAGACTGCGACCAATCAGCGAATTGTTTAGCCGCATCTGCATTTTTTGTATCTGCATAAACTTCCTTTATAATTTCAGGAAGCATTTAGCCCCCCTTATAACCGGAAGCATAAGCTGCTTTTGCCTGCTTTTCGGCTTGTTTCCTAGAAGGATAGCATTTTCCTCTGCCACCCCACTTCCAACCTTGTTTACCGTTCTTCAGTTTGCACCGTTTTATCGGCATCTGCTTCCTCTTTTATAACATTATAATGCACCGATCCGTCCTTCTGATGGACAACCTTATATTTTACCGGCGTCATCTTATATAAAGTAAACTCCTGCCCGTCTACTGGAGGAACCGTATCTACAATTGAATCAAGAACTTTGTCCATAATAGCGAAAGGACTGAAACTCCTATCCATCGCAGAATCAAAGAATCTATCCATCGCCCTCACATGAGGATTTCTCAACATCATACTCCTTACCATTTTAATACTCCTTTATTATACACCTTGTTAAAAAATGTAGGTATTAACCTACGGCCTAAGCGGGGGGAGAGATTTGGTCATACCACCTCTGAGTCCCCTCATTAATTAAATCTTGAAATTGCTGCTCTCTATTCCTTTCTTGAATCCTTTTATGCATACGCTTAGTATACTCCATAAAAGTTTCATCCGGCTTTATAGCAACATCTGGGTTGTAATCTTTTGCACCAAACCCATGTTGTGTCGTAAACTGAGACGAACCACTAGATGTAGTGCCCTGCTGTCCTGCATAATTAGGATCAAGTCCTGGCAATTCTTCTACTACAACATTAGCTGCGTCAGTTCCAGCGGCTGCACCTTCTTCCGCTGCCATACTGTCTGCGGCCTGCTGAAGCTGTGCTAATATATCCTTAGGTAGCCTGCTTCCAAATTGCCCTATAAGACCGTCAATATCTGCTTTTGTATAATTACCTGAAGAAAACTTTTCTAACTGCTCACCATAACCAGCCATTTTAAGTTGGCTTCCATATTTTTCTAATAATGATCCAATAATCTCATCTGCATTAGCACCACTTCCGCCACCACTTGGGTAACGCATCTCATGCATTCTCTTGGTATAGTCCATAAAAGACTCACCAGGAAGTTGAGCCATATCAGGATTGTAACTACCAGACTGAAATCCACCTGGAGTCTGCGCCCCTTGATCTCCAATAGTTGGCCAACTTACTGTTGCATCTGCATTTTGATCTGGCCTAGAAGATTCTAATCCTTGTGTTATCTGTTGTAACTTCTGCTGTTCTTCTGGAGACATACCTCCCCCTAATGCAGAAGGACCACCAGGAACATACCCCTCAGATGTAAATCCCTGCGGTCCGGGAGGAGTAAATGGTTGTAGATCTTGCGGCTGTCCACCTTGCGGTTGTTCGTCTTTCTTAAATAGATCATTAAGCCATTTTAATGCAGCGTTATCTTCTGTACCAGATTGTTGTCCCTCAACATATCCTGGAGATGTGAAGCCCTGAGCATTGGGTTGCTGTGCCTGTGATGTTCCAGTTGAACCAGCCACTTGTGGCTCTTGTGGAACTGAAGTCGCCTGAGGTAACGCAGCAGCCCCTCCTTCAACATACCCCGGAGAGGTAAAACCCTGTGGGCCAGCTTGAGAACTTCCAGTTGGGCCGGCTACTTGAGGGGTCTGCGGTACAGAAGTAGCTTGTGGTAACGCACCAGCCCCTCCTGGCACATATCCCTCAGATGTAAACCCTTGAGGCCCTGCTTGATTTGCCATATCAGCCTGCATCTGAGCTAACAACGCTTCTTCTTCTGCGTTAGTTCCGCCTAACGGTCCTTGAATGTACGATGGGTCGGCATTTACCTGGGAAGCTAGTGATTGAGCATCAGTCCACATAGGATCTCCCCCAGCTAAATTCATTGGATCATTAGGATTTCCCTGTAATCCTCTCCCGGGAGCATTAGCCATTCGTTGGCGTGCAAGATCTTCAGCAATCCTTCTTTCATCCATCCTTTCCATGGCTCGCATATTGCTCCACCATTCGGATGCTGCTTCTGCTTCTGCGGCTGCAGCTTCTTCTCTTGCTCTACCAGCCGGACCTCCTCTGGCCATATTTCTCAATGATCTGGCTCTCTGTGCAGTAGTAGTATTATTACGAACTCTTTGCTGCATGGCTTGAGCCATTATAGCACCAAGTTCTGGACCCTCTAGCGCGTCTACTCCTCTCATTTCTCTAGCCATAACTATTTACCTTTCTTTTTAAACTGCACTGGTCCCGGCATTAGCCAGGAGAATAACATTGGTAATAGGATTATTAACCCTAATGCCCATCCGCCGACTTTGACCAATTTTCCCAAAAGAGTCCAGAAATTATCTGGAGCCTCCTGAACAAATGTCTCTGCTTGAACCTCTACTGGTTCACCTTCAACTGATTTCTCCGCAGTCAGGGCAGAGGCAACTGCAGCCGTTGTCCCCCCGACTGCTGCTGGTACAAGAACACCCGGCACAAGCGCACTCGTAACACCCACAGCTGCGCTCGTCGCCGCTCCAGTCATCAGGCCCGACTTGATCTTCCCCAAGCTGCATCCTGCGATACTCAGTGTAGAGACCAGTATCAGTCCCCAAAGAATCCGCCGATTACGATGATGAGAATTACTACTCCCCATATCCACGGCTTTGACCTTACTTCGTCCCATAACTTTTTCAATCCTTCCATTAGTTGTCTCCATTAGTCTAATTTATACAGTTTTCCCAAAGGTGTATCCTTTAGGTACAACAAAAGACGAACCGCACCCACACTGTCCTTTATCTGGCACACTAACAATGAAATTGGGCATAAAATTTGATAGGTCATAGTTGACTACGCCACCGTCTATAAACGAGGTCGTGGCCTTATCTACCACAAATTTACCGTGGGTCAGTTCCCAAATCATTTCTCCTTGTTCTGGTTTGTGATGTGGTTCTGTCTTCCATTCGGCTATCAATCCACCACATCCTCCTCCTCGAAGTTCATATCGAACTACTGCATCTTCCTTTTTCTTAAGGATGGAGTTCA